AATTTATTGTTAATAAAAAACCTAAATGGCTAACAAGAGCCTTGAACCCAAGGTCACCCATGACAGAAAATAACGAAACTGTAAAATTAATAAACTATGACAATAGAGTTGCCCCTACAATAATTAGAATTGGAACAAGAGGCAAAGGTAAATTTGTAAAACTAACAAATGAGGAAGCTATAAAAAGAGCAAATAAAAATAATACTTTTATAGAGTTTGCTAGTAATAAACAAGCAGAAAGTTTTGCTAAAAATTTTTCAAAGATTATCCCCAATACTTTTAAAGGAAAACCTAGAAGAACTAGTAAATAATGCCAAGAAAACAAACTGTTGTTAATAATATTGTATCTATTCCAAAAAGAACTACGATAGGTAGAGGTAAGATAGGATTTAGTACAATGAATAAACATAAAAGACGTTCTTATAAAAAGTATAGGGGGCAAGGAAGATAATGCCTTTATATTCTTTTAAAAATAAAAAGACAGGAAAAGTATGGGAAGAAATTTTATCTTTTTCTGAAAGAGAAAAGTTATTAAAGAACAAAAATATTGAACAAATTATTGTTGCACCAAGACTAGGATTTATAGAAAGAGTAGAACATAAAGGTAGAGACCAAATGATTCAGAATGCTAGGCAAGGTATGAGAGAAAGACAAATTGAGAATCAAATAGGAATTAGAAAATCTCCCGAATGGCTACAAGAAAGAACAGAAAAACATTTACAAAAGGTACGCAATGTTAGTTCCTAGTGATAATAAATCAGTAGACTTAACTGATAAACAAAAAGATTTTTTAGATGCATTGTTTGGAGAAGCTAATGGAGACCCAAAGATGGCAGGAGAGATTGCAGGATATTCACATTACACTACTCCTCTCAAAGCATTAAAAGAAGAAATAATAGATAGAGCAGAACAAGTCTTAGCAGCCTTTGCCCCCAAAGCTAGTATGCAGGTAATAAATACTATGGGTTTAGAAGAGAGTACAACTCCCGGTGCTAATGTAAGATTAGAAGCAGCTAAACAAGTTTTAGATAGAATAGGATTAGTTAAAAAGGAAAAGATAGATGTTAACGCAAAAGTCGCCCACGGAATCTTCATCCTCCCCCCTAAGAATAACTAGAAGAAGAGTATCTAGACTTATTCCTTTTGGTTACGAGGTATCAGAAGAAAACGATAAACTGTTAATTGAAGTTACTGAAGAAATGGAATTACTCAGTAAGGCAAAAAAGTTTATTGAGAATCATTGTAGTTATAGAGAAACTGCAGAATGGCTATCTCATCATTCAGGTAGAAAAATTACTGGTATGGGATTAAGGGAAGTATTAAAAAGGAAAATTAATAAAGGGTGGTAGACGAACCTAAACCTAAAAATACTGGCAGAAGAAGAGTTAGTGATTTAAATAAAACATTAACTATTAAAGAAAAGAAAGCTAAAAAATCTGCACAAGAAAAATTATCCGATAAGAAAAAAGAATTAGTAAAAGCACAAAAGAATTATTGGGCTACCAAAAATAGTTTAAAAGAAATAGATAAAGTTTTTACTGGAGAAAAGAATCTTATAGAAGAAGATAAGATAGAAGACACAACTCCTAGTATTAGAAATGCAATCAAAGAAAAAGAAATAATCTTTGAACCTAATGATGGCCCTCAAACAGAATTTTTAGCGGCATCAGAAAGAGAAGTTTTTTATGGTGGAGCAAGAGGCGGTGGTAAATCTTATGCCATGTTAGTTGACCCACTTCGTTATTGTGATAAACAAAAACACAGAGCATTATTAATTAGACGTACAATGCCTGAGTTAAGAGATTTAATAAATCATTCACAACAACTATATCCTAAAGCATATCCCGGTTCTAAATGGAGAGAGCAAGAAAAAGAATGGAAGTTTCCTTCAGGTGCTAGAATAGAATTTGGTTACGCAGAAAATTTAACAGACGTATTAAGATACCAAGGACAGTCATATACATGGATTGGTATTGATGAATTACCTCAATATCCTACACAAGATATCTATAATTTTTTACGTTCATCATTAAGAAGTGTAGACCCTGATATTCCTGTTTATATGAGAGCCACAGGCAATCCAGGAAATATAGGTTCACAGTGGGTAAAAGAAATGTTTGTAGACCCCACTACACCTAATACTAAATTTGATATTGACATACAGACACCTAATGGTATAAAAAAGATATCAAGAAGATTTATACCTGCAAAGTTACAAGACAATCCTTACTTAATGCAGACAGACGATTACTACGCCATGTTAGCATCTTTACCTGAAGTACAAAGAAAACAATTCTTAGATGGTAACTGGGAAGCATTTGAAGATTCATCTTTTCCAGAATTTAATAAAGAAGTTCATGTAGTTAAAGCATTTGATATTCCTAGAGGTTGGATGAGATTCAGAGCAGCAGACTGGGGTTATAGTTCACCTGCTTGTTGTTTATGGTTTGCAATAGATTATGATAATAATATTTTTGTGTATCGTGAATTATATACTAAGAAATTAACTGCAGATATATTTGCTCAAAAAGTAATCGAATTAGAAGATGGGGAGTATATAAGATATGGCGTACTCGATAGTTCTACTTGGGCTAGACGAGGAGATATAGGTCCTAGTATTGCAGAGACTATGATACAAGAAGGATGCAGATGGAGACCTTCCGATAGAAGTCCTAGAAGTAGAATAGCAGGTAAATTAGAACTACATAAAAGATTAGCTTTAAGTGAAGATACAGGATTTCCTACACTATTTGTTTTTGATAATTGTATTAACTTAGTTAGAACATTACCTATGTTACCTACAGATAAAAACAATCCTGAAGATGTAGATACACATGCAGAAGACCATGCTTATGATGCACTTAGATATGGATGTATGAGTAGACCTATTCACCCTGTATCACAAAAGTTTCATGACTTTGGAGTAGGCCAAACAAGAGATATGGTAGCCGATAAAGTATTTGGATATTAATGAAAAAAAATATAAAAGTAGGGTATAGAAATTACGATATAAAAATTTTAGATTCTGTCATGGCTAAAGTAAACGAACTACATGGACAGTTTTTAACAAGTGAAGGAATGATAGCATTATCATCCGCAGAAGATTCTGTTTCTCATGGCAACACATTTATTCATGAAATATTACATGCAATAATATATCAGTGGGGCATTGAACTAGATGAGAAAGAAGAAGAAAAGATTTGCAATATTCTTGCGAATGGACTAACAACTGTGATAGTGGATAACCCTTGGTTACTTCCCTATCTACAAAAACACATAGGAGATAAACATGGCAATAATGCGTAAATATAAGCAAGGCGAACTACCTGAAAACATGTATGGAAACGAAGCCTCAAAGCAGGGCGATTCCAAAACTAATGTTGTAAAAGGTGCTACAGCTTTACCTGCAGATGATTACAGTGAAACAGATGTAACAGCAGCTAGAAAAGTAAAAAGTACTGTAGATAAAAAAGTCTTTACAATGGCAGACGAAAGAGATTACTAAGAGAGATATAAATGCCACACGATAATACAAGTGGCTTGACTTCTGAATCTGATGAGGTTAGTTCCTTATCGGAGGAAAAAGATGAATCCTTTAGTAATCTAGGTAATCTTATTGAATCTAGACTAAAAGAATCAGAACAAGCACGTCTTTATGACGAAAAAAGATGGTTAAGAGCATACAGAAACTATAGAGGAATCTATGGTTCTGATATGGCTTTTCGTGATTCAGAGAAGTCTAAAGTATTTGTTAAGGTAACAAAGACTAAAGTTCTTGCTGCATACGGACAATTAATAGAGGTTTTATTTTCTCAAGGAAAATTTCCTATTAGTGTTTCTCCTACCACCGACCCAAGTGGTATAGAAAAATACGCACACATTAAACCTAATAACATGAAGAATCCTCGTATGGAGGATATTTATGGTTTTGAAGGTGATGGTAGAGAAATGGAACCCGGTGCTACTGCTGATAGTATTCTAAATGGTTTAGCAGAAAAATATGCTAAGGCAGGTTTTGAAAAAGGTCCCGCACCTGATTTAAAATCTATGCCTCAGATAGAACCTGCTGAAGAAGCTGCAAAGAATATGCAAAAGCTAATTCATGACCAGTTAGAAGAAACTCATGCTATATCTGTATTACGACATGTTTTATTTGAAATGTGTTTACTTGGAACAGGCGTTTTAAAAGGTCCATTTAATTATGAACAATCTCTACACAAATGGGCATTAAATGATGAAGGTGAAAGAGAATATACTCCTAGTACAAAACTAGTTCCAAGAATAGAAGCAGTTAGTTGTTGGGATTTATACCCTGACCCAGATGCTATAACTATTGAAGATGCAGATTATGTTATTCAAAGACATATCTATAATAG